CCAAACGAACCAAACCGCGGCACCCAAGGCGAACGCGCTTAACACGGCTTTGAACCAGAAATCCATCGGACCTACCACCGCATCCATCATCAGCCACCTACCCATGCCGAGCCATTGTCGAACAACGTCGCAACTGAAGCTGATGGGGCACCCTGCGGCGCTACCGCCGCATATTGCTGCCAGGCGGCTTGGAAGCCTGCTTCGTCTTCAGCGAAAACGTCAACCGGGCCGAGACTGGCGGAAATGCGCAGCTCATGGGAGAGATCGAGGAGATCGTCGGCAAATTGAGGATAGCTCTTGAGATATCGCTCAAGCGTTTGCCTGTCGTGCCTCGGCTCAACGGAGAATGCGAATAGGACATCTTCAGCTGATTTTTCGCCAGTCATGATCCGGGTTCCTCAGCAAGCGCCGCTTGTAACGTCGCGAGGGCCTTGTCACGACGGTTCCGAACCGTCTTCTCGACGCATCCCAATACCTTGACGATCGTCACCATCTCGGGGTCGTCTGCTTCGATCTGAAAACCTTGCAACAACATCTCCATGACCCTCCGCTGATGAGCTGGTAAGGCATCAATCGCGGCATCGAGCCGCAAGCGGTAAGCCGGATCATCCATTTTCGATGTGGAGAGCGGATTCAGACCCAAAGCGCGTGACCGATGTCGTGCGCCCCGTGCCGACATTCTATGAAGTGTTTCCGCCGGCATACGTCCGCAATGCCGCTCCGTGGCAACACGCCAGCACCGAGGAACGTCCTCACGGGATAGGGAAACCTTATGCCGTACTCAAAGCCGGCGCACTCGCCGAAGGCCGTGAACGACACTTGCCAAGCACAAAGGCCGAATATCGCAGCCAGCATTAACGCGAGGATGCCGCAGAACACCCGGCACTCCCAAACGAACCAAACCGCGGCACCCAAGGCGAACGCGCTTAACACGGCTTTGAACCAGAAATCCATCGGACCTACCACCGCATCCATCATCAGCCACCTACCCATGCCGAGCCATTGTCGAACAACGGGCAGGTGGTCGAGCTTCCTCCGGTGAGGCTGGCGAGAAAGGTACACGCAACCGCATCGGTCACATAGGCGCGTCGGCCCGCAGTCCCTGCGCTCGGCAGGCCAGATACCGTGTAACCGTGCGAGTCCCGCACGGGGCCAGTCGCATCGACTGCAAACCCAAATAAAGCAGTTCCCGTGCTGGTCTTGATGATCAGCGGCACGATCGTAGACGTACCGGCATTGGTCACGGCGAAATATATATCGCCGGAGCTGGCATCAACGCCGCTGCCGGCCCAGTTCGTGGACGACGCTACATAATACGTTTGGTTGGTATTGGTCGAGGTCGGCGCGGTTTCGCTGCCGTTCAATCCGCCAAACTTGCTTCCCTGGCCGGCGGCAGCGAGCGTCGTGCCCGCCGTGATCGTGCTGCCGTTGGCGATGGCGCCGAAGCCCGGGCTGATCGACCCGGCGTTGAGCGCCCCCGTCCCGACGATGTTCCCGAAATTTCCCGAGGTAAGGTCCGCATTGACGACGCTGACGCAGGTCGGCACGCCAGCCGTCGAGATCGCCGAGACGAGCTGATTGGCACAAGTGCCGCCGGTTACGGCGCTGCCTTGGAGGGCAAATCCGCCGGCACCGCCTGCCGTGTTCGCGAGCGCCGCAGCGACCCCGCTTCCCTGGCCCGCGAGGTTGGCGACGCCAAAGGGCGATCCGTTTACCAGATACCCGAGGAAATTCGGCCAACCGGGATAGCCGGAGACGCTTCCGTCGCCCGCCTCGTTGCTGCCGACACCCGGCCCCCACAACCCGATGTATTTTCCGCCGTAGGAAAATACGGGCGCTTTCCCAGAGGCGGTCGCCGCCGAAACCACTACGTCGACGATCGGGTTGTTCGCGTCGATGATCGAGAGCGTGTCGCCGCTGGCGATGCCGGGCGCCTGGATCGTGCCGACGACGGAGAGATTTGTGTTGGACCCGGCGGTCGTCTGGTTGGTGAGGTAGGCCCCGGTGGCGATCGACTCGCGAGACGTGCCGTCGACCACTCGCCAGCGCCCGGCGGTGAACGTGCCTCCGTGCGCCGGCAATCCTGGGATCGCGCCGGCCTCGCCCGTGATTTCCATCGTGCACGGGCTTCCCGTTGTGCAGGTCGTGCCGGCCGCGGTCGCCCCTATGGCCGCGTTCACATAGATTGCGCCCGCATTGACGACGGTCGTATTCGTCTGAGCAAAGGCCCCCGCGTAAGCCGGCGACTCGCCGAACCATCCTCCCTCGACATCGCCGAAGGCCGGGTCGACCGCCGCATTCAGCCGCTCGGTGGCGATGAAGGGTCCGCTGTCCTGCGCGACGCTGGTGAGGGTAAGCGCCAGGTTCGCCGAGGTCGGGCACCCGGTCGCGGGGGAGGGCCGCCCACCATCCGCCGGGCAGACCTGGAACGAGGCCGTCCCGGCTGCGAGATCGAAATAGGCATAATCGGCGCCGCCGACATTTTCCCACCCGGCCGCCGTCCAATGCCCGAGGCCGTGATTGTCGGTCAGGCCGGCGAGAGCGGCCTGGAAATCGGTCCATCCCCATGTCGGAGTAATTGTAAGGCCGCTGCCATTTCCGCCCGTCGTCTGCAATGTGCCCGGCATCGGATTGGTGGCGCACGAGCCGCCGAGCGTGCCGTTTGTTGCCGGGGTGACGGCCGTCACGCTTCCGGCGACGACGGTCAGGGTGAAAGTCGGCGTGTACCAGCACTTATATCCAGCCGGGATGACGGCAAAGACGGGATCGCCGTTCTGATAGCCGCCCGCGCCCTGCGATGCGACCGTGGCGCTGACGACGCCGCCATTCAGGTATTGCGCGAAAAGCGTCGCCATCGCCGACGATGACGAACCCGAGAGGGGCATGAGATCGGTTGCGGACGTGCTGCCGATGGTCCACTTGATGCCGGCCTGACCGGACATCGCGCCGGATGCGACGAATTTGATACGGCTCAGGACGCTTTGGTCGGCATCCGCCATTTGGAGAAAATCGGCGAACAGATAAGCCTGGCAATCCGAGCTTAGAAGCTGGTCTCCGTTGCCGGAACCGCAGCCGGCCGTCTGATGTGCCGCCGTTGTCGAGACGTTACCGCCGCCCGAGCTGAACCCCGCGGCCAGCGCGGCGGCGACGCCAGGCCCGACAGGTGGGCCCGGGATGTGGACGCCCTGCGCCAGGGCAGCGCCGCCGCCGAGCGCGAGCCACAGGCCGAGGGCGAGGAGAAGGCGGCGCGTCATTGCAGTTCCACCGCCTCGAAGGCGTGGCCGCTCGTGACGGCGTTGATCGACACCGCGCCCCAGAAGACGCCGGCGGCGCCGCCCAGGTCGATCCGGCCGCAAGCTGGCAAATCGGCGGCGTTCGGCGTGCCCGGGGTCGTCGTCGCGGTGCCCCCGAGCGAGACGAAGAGCGACTCCGTCGCGGTGCACGGGTTCATCACCCAGCCGCCCTTGCGGCCGGCATTGATGGCGATGCTTACCGGGGTTCCCCCCGTGACGACGGTGGCGCCGCGGTTGACGGCGACGACGCCGCTCGGCGGCTCCGCCAGCGCTGCGTTCGCGCAGGCAAGCATCAGCACCGCCGCGCCGGCGCAGCCGAGGCGGGTGACGAATTTCATGGGTGCGTCCTGACGAGAAAAAGCCGCCCGGCGAGGGGTGGCTAGTGCGGCCGTGTACGGCTATCCCGTTATCCCGCTATTGGGGTGAGTAGGGGGGGATCAGCAAATTGTAGCCTTTGGGCGCGACGCCGAGCGCGCGCCAGGCGCTCCCGACGACCGTCGACCCGTATGCCTTGCCGATGCGGTCCTTGATCGTCACCAGGTTCTCGGGCGACAGCGCGACGGCGTGGTTGTTGTAGATCGCGCGCGCCAGGTCGTCGTTCTGGAACTTGGCCAACGGCGACAGGGCGCGGTCCTCCGGGAGATCCGTCCCAAGCGCGCTCACCGCTGCATCGCTCAGGGTCATCGGCTTGCGCCCGGTCTCGGGACACGTCCCGTCCGGCAAGTGTGCCGCCACGCACGTGAACGGTGCCTTGCCGTCCGGCCCCGGCGGCAACAGCTGAGTGAAGTCGATCGTCGGCGCCGGTGTCGGAGCACGAGGATCGGCCGCGAGCGCAGGCGCCGAAAGCAGAAGCAAAGCCGCAAAGAATGCCCGGCCGAGGCGCATGGGAAAGTCCTTCAGCATGCCGTCGCCGACTTGATGAGGTCGTTCGAAACATCAAAGCAGGCGTAATTGGTCGGCGTGCCGGTCGTGACTTGAGCGAATTGGGGAACGCCGGCGGCGGTCAAGGAAAAGAGGTCGAGATTGTTCGCTGCGTTGTTGACCTGAAATCCGCCGGTTCCTGCAGAGAGCACGAGGATCGCGCCGCTGTTCTCCCAGATCGAGGGTCCCGCGAGGGCGCCCGACATTGCAAAACCGACACCGCCGGCCGCGAGGATTTCGCCCTGCACCGCGAGGCCCTCGGCCGGGGCGGTTTGGCTGCCCGCGAAGGTGTTGCCGATGGCGACCCCGCCGCCAACGTCGAGCTGGTTGACGGGCGCCGCCCCCATGTGACCGATGCCCACGTTTCCGCCGTTCGGATTGAGCATCAGCGGGTAGAATTCGCCGAGGTTGGTGCGGTCGGTGACCTGCTCCCAACAATAGTAAGGCGATACCCCGATGCAGCCGAAATCGATCGAATTGCCATAGGTCGAATTGGAGATGCGCAGGCTGCCGGTCTCGACGACCCCCGAGGTGGCCGGCAGTCCGGCAGGTCCCATGACCTCCCTCTGAAGCCCCGGATAGGACGTGCCGTCTCCCGACCGCTGGCCGGGCAGCGTGAACATCTGGGCTTCGTAGCCGCCGACCGCGCGCCCGACGTATTGCAGGATGGTGGTTGGCGTGCCGCCGGTGGTCGAAATGCTCACGGTGACCGGCGAGGTCGCGGGGGCGCTCCCGTAGGGATAGGGGAAATACTGCAAATTCGTCGGATGGGTGACCGTGAGCGTCTGGTTTTGCACCGAGGCGGCCAACCCGGCGCTCGCGGCCGCGGGGACCTGGGCGACCGACGCCGCGAGGCGCGCGAGCAGGGTCGCGAACGTGTCGCCCCCGACTACCGTGGCCCCGGAGGTGATGGTGCCGCTCCAAAGGCCGGCGCCGGTGTAGGAGAGGGTGAACACGTCGCCGGTGCGCAGCGTGCCGCCGAGCGCGATATGGGTCCCGACCGATGTCGTGTGCGCGGGGCCGTCGCAGGCCGGCAGGCTCAAGACGCACGAGGCGAAGTCGAGCCCGATCTCGTTGTAGCCCTCCTGCAGGTAATGCGCGGTCGAGCTGCCGCCCGTTCCTGGCTGCATCAGGCCGCGGAAAATGAAGGTCGGCGCCGCGCGCGAGGCGATCTTGGTGTTCAGGTCGCCCTGCGCGACCTGGTCCTGCGCCTGGTCGACCTCGTCGAAATACGAGGTTTCGCCCGAGATGCCCCCAGAGCCGTGATAGACCCCCGTCAGCGACACCAGGACCGGCAGCGTCGGGTAGATGGTGCCGCCGATCGTCGCCGCGCGATAGGCCGCGAGCATCGTCTGGAACGCGGTCTGGTACTCGGTCGCGGTGTAGCGCACGACCGGGGCGCCGGTCTGCACCGTGAGCCCGGCGGGGATCGGATTGGTGAAGCTCACCGTCGAGCCGGCGACGCCGGTCACCGCGCCCGCCGGCCAGAACGAACCGTTGCTGAGCTCGATCTGGATCGCCTGGTTTGCCGCGATGGTCGAGCTGCTGAGCCCTGAGACCGTGAGCGATGTCGCGCCCGGGCTGTAGGGGCCGCTCGTGACGGCGACGCTGCCGTTTACGTCATTGGGGATCGGCGCCGGCGAGCCGATCGCGTTGGCGTCGGCCTCGCCCTGCATCCAGAAGAGATATTTGACGACCGGGGCAAAGCCCTGCGCGGTTGCCTTGGCGATCGCGGCATTGAGGTTCGCGATCGAGGCGTTGAAGAGGAGCCCGCCCGCTTCCCAATTGAGCGTCGGCTGGATCGAATTCGACGCGACGGCGGCCTGAGCCTGGTAGGTGCCGCCGGAGGCCGAAGGGACGAGCAGCACGTTGTGCCCGGTCGCCGCGACGTAGCGGTTGGCGAAGGCGCCCCAGGCCCCGCCGCTGCCGCTGGTGTATTGGAAGAGGGATTGCGTCCAGTGCGACGGCTCGGCGCCGGCGCTGATCGTGTTGGTGCCCGCGTCGTACTGGTAGACGCCCGGCGAGGGGGCCGGCGGGTACACGCCATCCCAGCAGCCGAGCGTGCCGCAGCCGATGCCCGGCACCGTGCCGCCGTAGCCGACGGCGTTGCTCTGCCCGGCGATGAGGATGAGGTCGATCTGCGGCGCAGCCGCTTTCGCGACAAACCCCGTCGTCGCGAGTTGCGTCGAGCTGGTGCCGGGCGCCGCGGTCGGCGCCAGCGGCGCGCCGGTGAAGCTCGGGCTGGCCAGCGGGGCGAGCGAGGCGATCGGCACGCCGCTGTCGCCGAGCAGGTTGCCGGTCGTGACGCCCCACACCGGCAGGTCGCCGATAACCGTCGTCGCGGGGCCGGAGATGCCGCCGAGGATGAAGGGGAACGAGTAGATCGTGCCGTTCAGGCGCAGGTTGAAATTGGTGTTCGCGAGCCCGTTGCTCTCGACATCGATGAGCGCGTTGCCGTTGGCGTCGTGGCCGATCGTCAGCGAGTGGTAGGCGCCGCCGGTCCCCGCGGTGTAGAAGCCGAGGCCCGGCCCGTTGAGGTCGGTGATCGCGTAGGGGTTGACGCCGAGGCCGGTTTGCGGATCGCCGAGAACGCCGCCGGCGCCCGCGGCGCCGCCGACATCGCCGATGCGCCCCTGCGTCAGAAATTTGGCGAGATCGCCCGGCGTCGCGAGGCCCGACTGGTAGACGACCGCGCTCTGCGCCAGCGCTGCCGCCGGCGCCATGAGGGCAAGCGCCAGCACCGCCAGGGCGGCGCGGCCGAGGCGGGTGACGAATTTCATGGGCTGGTGTCCTGACGCAAAAAAGCCGCCCGGCGGGGCGGCTCGCATGCGAAGATCGGCGCATCGGAAGAGGACGAACCGATGATCGAAACGACGGTCGTGAGCTGCCTCGAGCAGCGCGGCGGCACGCTGACCCGACGGCGCCCGACGACCCGACGCCGGGCGCCAATACAAACGAGCCGGCGCGGCTCGCGGCCTAGCCCCGGTCGCTCTCCGGCGGCCGCGCGGCCTGCAGCATGTTGAGCAGCAAGAGCGCGATCTTCGACGGTTCCACCGGGGCGACGAGCGGCTCGCCGTCCTTGCCGGTGACTTCGTGTTTCTGGACGAACATGCCCAGGTGCCGCCCGATGTCGACGAGCGCGGCGCGCTTGTCAGCGAGCTTGAACTTGATGCGCTTCACGTCGCGCGCCTCGTCGCCGTGGCCCTCGACGTAGGTATCGACCGTCACTTCCTGCAGCGCCGCGGCCTGGTCGCGGCTGAGCGCGGAGAAATCGAGATAGGGATCGCCGCCAAGGCCCGCTTGCATGTAGTCGGCCATGTTGGCGAAACCGAGCTTCGCCAACTCGGCGAGCACGCGGTCGGCGGTGATATCGGTGCGTTCGGCGCGGCTCGCCTGCAGCCGCGCGATCTCGGGGCCCACGTTGGCTTTGGTCAACAGCCGCGACGCCTGCGAGCGTGCCGTCCGCGGGCTGTAGCCGGCGCGGATCGCGGCCTGCTCGCCGTTGAGGTCGACGACGAACTCGGCGCAGAACCGCGCCTGGCGCGGCGTCAGCTCCGGCACGTCAGGCCGCGTTGCCGAGCTTGCCGCGCTTCGGCCCGAGCCGGCGGTCTGCCATCGCGACGGACCGGCGAAATCGCCCAGCGGGATTTTCCGGCGCGTCGCCGCGGTGAGCGCGCTCATGTCGGGTGCGGTGCGGTGCGCTGCGGTGCGGTGCGCACCGTCTTCTTCACGAGGGTCTTCGTGTAGGCGAGGCACCAGTCGGCGCCCATCTCGGTTCTGATCGTCGGCGTGTCGAGCCGGTCTTCGAGGCTCGTCGTCACCGTGCAGACGAATTCATCGCCGAGCATCACCGGCTGATCGTAGCCCGCGAGGATCTCTTTCAATTCCTTTTGCCGCTTCAGCGCCGGCTTCAGGGGCGCGAGCTGCGCCTCGATGCGGCCGAGCTCGTCGACCTCGGCGGCAATGCCGATCGGCGCGGCAAGGGGCAGGACAGCGGCACGTGCATTCATCTCTTCGTCCTCGCATCGATGCGCCGAACCTGCTCGGCGGTCCAATTGGCGCGGCCGCCGGGTGTCTTCACGCCGAGGCGACCAAGCGCCTCGCCGACTTCGGCGAGCGTGTTGGCGCCGGCTTTTCGCGCGGCGTAGATGTACGGTGCGATGGCGGCGGCGGTCGTTCTGGCCTGGCGCTTGCGCGCCGGCCCCGCTCCCCGCGCCAGCAGATGTGGGTTGCCGAGCCGCACTCCGCGAGCCTTTGCGGCTTGCAGGGCGGCTTTTGTCCGCTGCGAGATGAGGCCGCCCTCGAGCTCGGCCACCGCCGCCATCAGCGTCAGGAAGAATTTCCCCATCGGGCCGGGCGGCAATTGCGGCAGATCGCAGAAGACGACGCCGGCTTCGCCCGCGCCCTCGGCGACGGAAAGCAGGAAAGCGGTGTTTCGGGCGAGGCGATCGACCTTCGCGACCACCAGCGCGGCGCGGTTCGCGCGGCATAATGCCAGCGCTTCCGCCAGTTTTGGCCGGTCATTGCGCTTGCCGCTCTCGATCTCTTGCAGTTCGTGAATCAAGAAACCGCCCGTCGCCGCGACGTAGGCGGCGATCGCGGCCTTTTGCGCCTCGAGGCCAAGCCCGCTGCGCCCCTGGGCGTCGGTGGACACCCTTAGATAGCCGACGAGGAGCCTTTGGCCGACCGCCCCTTCAGCGGGGTCCGCTGAGGGTTTGCGAGGCATTTGCTGGCCTTTTATGGTGCCGTACGGGGCGAGCGCCAGTGTTACCCGGTGCATACCGCGATTTGGTCGGGTGATTTACGCCGCGCCGTCCATGCCCCACAGCTCGGCCAGGGTCCCGAGCGCCAGTTGCAGCGCATCGATGTCGGCCTGGTCGGCGCGCCAGCCCTCGGCCGATCGCCGCCGCTCGCTGTCCATGAAACGCATCGGCCGCTCATAGACGACGATGTTTTCGAGCACATGGAACGGCCGCGACGAGGGGAGGGCGCGCACCGCGGCGACCGCTTCGTCGAGCTGGTGGCGCGCGCGGTGCATCGATGCTTCGATCTTCAGGGGATCGGTTTCCGGTATCGGATCGTCGACGTTGCGAACGCTCGCCACGATCTTGCCGAGGTACGAGGGGGAATTGCGGCCGCTGCCCCACACGGCCGCGGAGAGCGCCGCATACCGTTTTCCGGCTTTATGGTCGCCCCGCAATATGAGGCGGCGCGCGAAGAGGATGCCGAGCGGGTAGCCGGCGAGCTCGTCGCGGCCGTCGCCGTCGATGAGTGCCGCGCGCTTCTCGATGACGTAATCGTGGCCCCGGTCGATGAGTGCCACCGTCTTGGCCTGGCGCTTCTGCTTGCCGCATTTCGTGCGTTCGCGTTTGCCGCGCGGACGCGCCATCACGGCGCACCGGAGAATGCAAAAACCGCCGCGGCATGGCGCCGGGCGGTGCAGAATCTTGGAAACTGAGTTTCGGAACATAGCGACATGGGTGCTC